CTCAGAAAGGACTTCGGAACTTAGGAGTTGTTCTATTGCATTATTAGCCATTTAGCTTCTCCTAATGTTTAGTTTTTCAATGAACTTTAATACTTCCTTCTGGAGGTATTGATTTGCTATTGTGTCGTCTTTTACTGCGGTTGCAACATCCAATAAAATATTACCACGGTGTCCATTCATGATCTGCTCATATAGAGGATCTGGGTATGCATCCGGGGCACTTGGATTAGCAACAATATCAACAGTTTGTATTTCAAAATCACTGACATTACCGCTTTCTGCTACGTTACCACTACCTCTTGACGAAACGCCAAGTTTTACTCCGTTTTCTAAAAGGGTTTTACAAATATTTCCCATTGGAGTTGGTAACAGTTTTAAACGACCATAACCGTCTTGGCCGTCCATCCACATTTTTTCAATCATGTGAGATACACGGTCCAAATTGACTTGCAAATCATCTGGATGATCTGCTTCGCCTAATACTGAATAACCAGTTTCAATTTTTTCTTGTATTGCCTTAACGGCTTTTGAAATTTCTGTAACTGGATAAACTCTACTATTTTGATTACGCTTGTCACCTTGTACAAAGATACCTTGCATAAACAAGTTCTTACCTTCCTGATCTGACTCAGTAATGATTTTTGCTTGATCGTAACTTAGGTTCTCTTTTAGTGTAAGCATAATTAGTTAGCCTTGCCTTTTTTCTCAGCACCGTGGCCTGCTGGGTTTGCTTTAAGATCGTCTATGTCTTGTGGACCATCAACGTTCATATCTTTAGCATCGCCTGTTAAGCCTTTTTTAGCGCCTTCTGAAGATTTCTTAGACATGTCTACTGTTTCGCCGCCCATGTCGTTCTTACCTGCAACTGGTGACGCTTTACCGTCATCGCCTGCTGGCATACTTACTGGAGCTGCTTTTAGTTCTGCACCTTCTTCGATTTCTTCTGAGTCTTCATCAGTTTCAGCATCAGTTTCTTCAATTACTGGAGATACTGCTTCTTCCATTTCTGGTTCCATTTCTGGTTCCATTTCTGGCATAGCTTCTTCTTCTGAATCACCCATTACTTTGGCAAATTCTGCTTTAAGATCTGCTAGTGCGTCTTCGACGTTTACTAACTTATCTTCAATTTCTTCATGCTCTTCTTCGTGTGCTGATTCTTCACCATCACCGTCAAAGTCCATGTCGCCATCTTCGTCTGATAATTCCATTTCAGCTTCTGGGTCGCTTAGATCTGATTCAGGAGCGTCTTCGCCGTCTTCATCTTCACCGAACATTTCTTCTGCTTCGATTTCTTCATCATCTTCTTCGATGTCGCCGATAAAGTCGTCAGCTTTTTCGTCGCTGATCGCTTCATCAATTTCTTCTTCTGCAACTTCATCTTCAACAACTTCGTCAGCTTCGACTAGGTCATTCCAGATTTCACGTGCTTTTTCTACGAATGCTTCGTGTAATAGATCCGATGCTTGTGCTTCTTCACCATTAACTAGGCTTTCAATTACTTTAATATAACGTTCGCGAGTACTCATTTGACATTCTCCTTTAAAGGTTATAACATGTGTATTTAGTCTTGGCATAGAGCAAGATGTCTTAAATACAAAAAAAAACCGTGGTTTTGAAGTCACGGTAGTGATTTTAGGCATTATAAGTGTATATTACTTACTATGCTTCGGGGCTAGCGCCGTACTGTAGTTGCACATCTTCTATCTTATCTGCATGCTCACTACGAGTCATTTCGCGTCTATTACGCATTTTATTTAGATGTTTTAACGTCAATTTAGGTCTACGAGTATCATCCTCGTCCCATTTATTGAAGTTATCATCTTGTTCATTTTGTGCTAATTCATTAAATCGCATCGTCTGGTACTCCTGTGTCCCCACCTAGATCGGCATCGCCACCGTCTGCTGGTAGATCATCTAATCCTTCGCCATCGGCTTCTTCTGCTCCTACATCTGTAGGTTCAAAACTATCAACGTCTGAGCCTCTTAGACCCATACCACCTAAGTCGCCTGTTGCTGACCCGGCTGGTTGATTACCTGCTTGGTTTTCTTCTTTCCACATTCTTTCGTTCTCAACCATTTCTTCTTCGTTAAGTCCCAAATATCTTTGAAGTATAAATCTCTTAGATAAGTATGGAACACCTTCGATAGAACTAAATAGGTTTGCCTTTTGAGCATCAATTTCAATTGTTCTATATTGTGAGAAACTCTGTGGTTCACTAAATGTTAAATTAAACAAACTAGCACTAACATCAACACCTCTATGCTTACAGAATAATTTAAACTCATGGTCTAAAGACTGTTGTAATGTTAATTGTAATCTTTCGCAATATTTTGCAAAACGGAATTCCTGGATCATTGCAGTACCAATTCGTCCGTCATTAAACGCCGCTATACCGTCTTCACTTCCAGTAGGAAGGTACGATGTTGGTACACGAAGTCCACGCATAAGTTTGTTGTTAAAGTACTTTAAATCATCAATCTCACCTAGGTTTTCACCACCTGGTAATACTTCAACTTTAGATCCACGTCCTTCAGCTGTTTGAGCAAAGAAGTAATCTTCCATTATTGATAACGGGTTATAAGCTGCATCAACAACTTTAGTACCACCGCCACTCATATTTGGAATACGTGTTTGGTGTACTTCATTTTTAACTCTTTCAACAAAGCCCATTGCCTTGTGTGCTGGCATATTACCAACATCAACATAAAATACTCTACGCTCTGGAGCTCTTTGTACACGATAGATAATAATACTATCTTCTAATAATTCTTTTTGTTTGTATACTTTAAATACTGGTTCTAGTATACTGTCACCAAATGGCCAGTTACCATTCATTCCGTCACTTAAACTAACATGTACTACATGCTTTGCATCAACGGCAAATTCTGAATTTTGTCCGCCTGATGAGTTTGGCGTAACAATACCTGAGTTTCCTTTACCAAC